CTTTAGGTAATAACAAAGCCCCAGCTTGTGAAAGTCGGGGCTTTGTGCGTAAAAGAAAGAAGGGGTGCATTTTGACACACCTTCATGATGAATGTACGTGGCGAATTCCAACAGCTTGAAATAGCTTTCGGTACTATGCTCAAGAGCAAGGAGAAGGCGGACAAGCTGATGGCTGAACTGGTTGATATTGCAGCCAAGACTCCTTTTGACCTGCAAGGTGTGGCTTCTTCGGCCAAGCAGATGCTGGCTTATGGTTCCTCTGCGGAAAGTGTAGGTAAGGAATTGGTGATGCTCGGCAATGTGGCGGCCGGTGTAGGTGCTCAGCTTGGAGACATAGCCTATCTGTATGGCACACTCAGGACGCAAGGAAGAGCTTATGCCGTAGATATTCGTCAGTTCGCTGGCCGTGGTATTCCTATCTATGAGGAATTGGCTAAAGTAATGGGTGTAACCAAGGATGAAGTATCAGATTTAGTATCACAAGGCAAGGTTGGCTTCAAGGAGGTGGAACAAGCCTTCCAGAACATGACCAAAGAAGGCGGTATGTACTTCAATCTGATGCAGGAACAATCAAAATCACTCACGGGGCAAATCAGCAACCTGGGTGATGCCTGGGACTCCATGCTCAACGAAATGGGTAAGAAAGGTGAAGGTGTTTTCTATACTGCTATTTCTGCGGCCAAAAGCTTGGTAGAAAACTACGAAAAGGTGGGAATGGTTATCGAAGGGCTTATTATCACCTATGGTGCTTACAAGACTGCTCTCATGGCAAATATCGCCTTGGAGAAAATTCAAGCTGCCAATCGGTTGGCTTCTATCAAGGGGGTTACGGCCATGAAGATGGTGACAGACCTAATGACGGGAAGCGTAGCCAAGCTGAATAAGGTGCTTATGCTGAATCCATACGCCCTGGTAGGTGCGGCGGCTCTTGCTTCCAGTGTCTATATGCTTAAATGGGCAGATAGCCAGGATAAATGCACAGAAGCAACAGAACGATTCAATAAAGCAGAGGAAGCATCAAAGCAGGCGAGAGAAGAGCGAAACAGAAATGTTAATGAGTATATCAAGATTGCATCTGATGAGAAAAGGACTACGGATGAGAGAAAGATTGCCATTGAATCGCTAAAGGATGCATACAAAAAACTGCTTCCCCAATATGACAAGGAATCATTCTTGTTGAAGAACATAGCAGAGTACAGGAAAAAAATCAACGAAGAGGAACTGCGAAACGAGCGTATCGGCACGAAGAAAAAAATCACCATGCTGGACAGAGATATAGCGAAGTATAAGAATGGATTAAAGGAGGCAAACAGACAAGGGGCTGGGCAAGCTACACAAGCCATCATGAACACGCTCAATAACCTCAAGAAAGAAAGAGAGCTGTACGACAAGAAGCTACAGCAACTTGAAAGTGAGTCATCCGCAGGTACAGGGAAGAAAGAAGAGAAGGTAAAGAATAAAACCTATTGGGAGAAGCAGAAAAAGGATGCGCAGGCCGCTCTTGACGCGATTGATTCTGTTAAGCGAAAGAAGATGAATACAGGCGATTTCAAGGGGATTGACTCCGAAGACAAGAATATCTTCCAAGAAAGCAAGAAGAAAATCAAGGAAGCCGAGAAACATCTGAAAGCCTACGAAAAAGAGGAAAAGATACAGAAGGAAGCCGGCAAAAAGTTAAAGCAGCAAGAGAAGATAAGCGAACAACTTCTTTCCCTCCGCCGTAAGAACCAGCAGGATGAAATCAGCCTCATGGAGGATGGTACTGAAAAGAAGCTGGCTCAGATTGACTTGGACTATCAGAAAGAACTGGATGCCATCCGTAAGCAAGAACAGGAATGGAGCAAGGCTAATGGTGGCAAGCTGACAAAGGAGCAGTCTGTACAAATATCCCTTTCGTATTCGCAGGCAGAAAACAAGCGTGACAAGTCAATCTCCGATGTTAACAAAGAGGAACTCGAAGCCATGAACCGCTATCTGAAAGAATACGGGACGTTCCAACAGAAAAAGGAGGCCATAACGAAAGAGTATAACGACAAGATGACCAAAGCCACTACCGAAGGCGGTAAGAAGCTTCTCCAAAAGGAAATGGAAGAAGCATTGTCTTCTGTGGATATGGATAAGCTCAAACAAGAAATCAACTGGGAACTTATCTTCGGTGATTTGAACAAGGTTTCCAAAAAATCACTTGAACAGGTAAAACAACAGCTAAAGACTTTCAAAAACTCCGATGAGTATAAGAACATGGCTGTCGACCAGAAAAAAGTGATTGACGAAGCATTGAATAATATTCAGAGTACCATCATCGACAAAGGCGGTTTGCTTGGAGATTTGCCGGAGCAACTGGATGCTTTGCGCATTGCTCAAGACGAACTTAAGCAAGCGCAGGATGAGTATAACAAATCTCTCAAAAGTGGTACGGATGCCGAGAAAGAAGCTGCTCTCAAAAAGAAAAACAAAGCCGAGAAGAATGTTCAGAATGCGGAAACGAATGTAACCAGAAGCGCGGATAAGACCCAAAAAAGTTTGATAACACTAACGGATACCGTCACCCAGCTTGGCAGTTCATCTGAAATGTCTCTATCTCAAATAGGGAATCTTGCTGCTGGTCTTGTAGATACGTTTTCTGAGGCAGGAAGTAAGATAGGTGGTATTGTTGGTACGGTGTTCTCTCTGCTTGACGGAATAGAAAAACAAGGCTTCGACGGATTTGTCAAGAATGTTTTTTCAAGCGTTTTTGGAGCCGGTGCGAGTATGTGGAACACACTTACTTTCGGTGGTTTCAATAAATTGTTCGGTATCGGTGGCAATGCAAAGGAGGTACAGGATTCCATTAATCGTCTTACCGACCGTAATGAGACGTTACAGACTTCTATCGAATCATTGACAGATGAGATAAAGGCAAGCAAAGGAACGAAATCCGTAGCTGCGTATAGAAGTGCTTATGAATACCAGAAAGAGCAGAACTCCAATTATCTGAATATCGCCCGTGAACAGGCAGGTTACCATAATTCACATAAGAGCTGGCAATACTACATGAGATGGTCTGCCGAAGACTTGAAATGGATTCAACAGAACATAAACAAGAATTTTACCGGAACTTCTTCATTATGGGAGCTGACACCTGAAGAGATGGAAAAACTCCGTAGTAATGTTGATATATGGACAAAGATGCAGAATGCCGGGAAAGGCGGTTATGGTGAACGTGTAACCGATAAACTTGATGATTATATTGAGCAGGCCGGCAAACTGGAGGAGTTGACCGATAATCTTTATGAGGGTCTGACCGGAATGTCATTCGATTCCATGTATGACAGTTTTGTAAGCAGTCTGATGGACATGGAGAAGAGTGCTGAGGATGTTGCTGATGACATATCCAAATATTTCATGCAGGCAATGCTGTCAAATGCCATCGGTGAACAGTTTAGTGACAAACTGAGAACATGGTATGACAAATTCGGTGAAGCCATGAAAGATGATGGTACGCTTGATAATAATGAACGTAAGGAGCTGATGGATGAGTACATGGGTTATGTGGATGAAGCCATGAAGCTTCGTGATGAGCTTGCCGCAGCAACCGGATATGATAAAATTTCGCAAGAATCAACATCGCAGTCAGCTTCATCCAAAGGCTTCCAGGCAATGAGTCAAGATACCGGCGAAGAGTTGAACGGGCGGTTTACAGCATTGCAGATTGCAGGAGAAGAAATAAAGAATCAGAATATTATTCAATCTCAATCACTTAATCTACTGACAGTAAAAGCAGATGCTCTACTTTCCATAAATACGGAAACAAGGAATATCGCTGATAATACGCGAGATTTGATAGCACAATCTTATCTTGAATTGGTTCAGATTTCGGAAAATACAGGAGCTATTGTAAAACCAATCATTCAAATTCAGAAAGATATGGCAGAAGTGAAAAACAATACATCTAAATTATAAACTATGTCAGATTTATTAATAAATACCCAAGACGCCTACACAACATGGGGGGTAAGAATGGGAGAGGGCTTTCTTGATGTACTTGGGGCATCGTCACCCATGAAAGAATTTATAGAAAATAAGTCCCGGTTGGAACATGGAAAACGTGTGATAATCAATGACCCCAAAATAGATGAACGGGAAATAACACTTTCTTTTACAATTGAAGGAAATTCCCAATCCGACTATCAAGCAAAGAAAAAAGCTTTCTTTGAAGAATTGTATAAAGGTGTGGTTGATATTCAAGTTCCGGCTAACAGTAATGAGATTTATCATCTGATTTATCTTGGGAAAAGCGTTGCTTATGCACAGAGTTTAGACCATACTTTCGGAAAAATTTCAGCCAAGTTTAACGAGCCGAACCCGGCAAACAGAACCTAATTCACGACATTGGGTTTATTGTCGTGTATATGAGTGTCCAAAATAGGGCACTCTTTTTTTTATCTGCGAACTTTGGATGCGTTATGGTAGACATCAAAGACATATCCGGTAAGACAAGATTTTCGACCCCCATTAATGCCGGGGCTAAAGGTAGGTTTACCCTGATGAAGGAAGACTATATCATCCTTCCGTTCTGCGTTCCCGACCCGGTGTATTTCAAGCTCGGCGACTACGTGGATTTGTCGGGAGTGCTTGATGAGTCCCTAGGCGGACTGCTGTCCAAGGTCTATGAGATAGTGGATTTGCAGAAACCTGCCTTCAACGCTTCTACCGGGGGATATGACTATAAGCTGCGCATGGATGCGTATTACTGGAAGTGGAAGAACAAGATTTTCAAGTACACTCCCGAACATGCCGGCCATGAGGCTTCATGGTCTCTGACCGCACCCCTTGATGTGCAGCTCGGCGTATTCCTCCGCAACCTGAAGGCACTCGGATATACATACAAGGGAAAGGAGTTTGAGTTCCGCATAGATTCCACAGTGGAGAACAAGGCCGTTGCGATGAGGTACGACAATATGAACCTTCTTGACGCTCTGTTCTCCATGGCCGATAAGGAGAAATGGGACTGTGACTGCTGGATAACGGATAACATAATCCATTTTGGGCGAAATGAATATGGTGATTCCGTCAGAATCGAGTTAGGGGTTGAAGCGTCAGCCATGACCCGCAGCGACAGCAAAGGTACTTATGCGACCAGAATCTATGCGTTCGGCTCTACCCGGAATATTCCGGCAGACTACCGTCCCGTGGACGAGCAGACGGTTGTCAACGGCGTAGTCCAGCGCAGGCTGATGCTTCCCGCGGACACGCCTTACATTGATGTGTATCCCGACATGTCCGAAGAGGAAGCGATAGAGGATATTGTCGTATTTGAAAATGTCTATCCCCGGCGTACGGGCACATTATCCGACGTGCATACCCGTACCGAAGAGGTGAAGGACGAGAACGGCACGAAAGAGACCGTCACCTACTACCGCTACAAGGATACCGGGCTGGAGTTCAAGGATGAATATCTTATCGAAGGCCAGGAACTGAGAATCCGGTTCCAGTCCGGCAAACTTAACGGCATGGAATTCGGTGTCATTTTCAATCCCGACCCCAAAGACGACATGCGCGGCGCGCAGCTTTGGGAAATCGTGAGAAACGAGGATTACGGGCGTATGCTTCCCGATGATACCCTTCGTCCGGAAAACGGCGACGAGTATGTCCTTTCCGGTTTCAACATCCAGCTTGTGTCTGACAGATATACCCCAGAAGCCGAACAGGAGCTTAAGGGAAAGGCGCAGGAGTATGCTGACCGACGCAAAAGGGATGACGGTACATATAACACGACCCTTGATTCCGAATGGGTGTATAACGACCGGCTGAGACGCTTCTATGAGTTCGGACAGAAAGTGTTCCTTGTAAACAGGGCTTTTTTTGAGAACGGGCGCGACAGCCGCATACTCGGCTGGGAGTTCAACCTTGACAAGCCTTGGGACAGCCCTGCATACATAATCGGCGAGAGCATGCCCTATTCCCGTATCGGGGATATGGAAGACAAGATTGATTCCCTGACCTACAAGGGGCAGACATATACCGGCGGCGGAAACGGGGTCTATATAATCAGGACGAACGATACGACAGCCCCTTCCGACAGTAATGTATTCTCGGCACGCAGGTCTTTGGTCACTTTCTTAAGGAAAGACAAGTCCGATAAGACTGAATATCTTTTGAAACTCCTCGCAGGCGGCGAGTTCGGCGAATTCGTAGACAGTATGATTGCCGGCAAGGGTGCAGGGATATTTCCTGATGGCCGGGCACAGGTAGAGCGGTTGGAAGTCCGCGGTTCACTGTCAGTGCTTGACTTGATAATAAACCAGATTCAAGGAATGGAGTCTGACTACTCCTTCACCGAGATTGGTAAGATAGAATCCGTGGAGGATTTGGGAGAAAACACCTATCGTCTGAGTATCGAGAAACGCACGGACTTCGACTTCATGAAATTCCAGGAGAATGATGTCTGCTTCTCCATCATCAACACACTGCTTACGGGCGG